CTGGTTGACCCTGTGGCTATCCAGTTGATTCATAAGGCTCGTCTGTATGACGAAAGCAAGAAGATTGCTGTTAAGAAGAAAGTAGCTCAGCCTAAAAAGGTCATGAAGACCACAGCTATGAGTAATCCTAATGCAATGAAAACCCAGAGCACTGAGACCGCATCGAAACGTCTCCGAGCTACAGGTGATCTTGATGACGCAGCAGATCTCTTTTTGAACCGCTGGACACAAGACAACTAATCTCAATTTTTCAGAACAGGAAATACAATGTCTACTTCAGGAACAACTAGTTTTAGCACAGATGGATTAACAATCATCAAGGGTGCATTGCGTCTTGTTGGTGCTATCTCTCAGGGCGAAACACCCACAACTACACAGACATCAGAAGCAATGGAAGCATTGAACATGATGACTAAATCACTGGCTGCTAAGGGTTTACCCTTATGGGTTATTAGCAACGTAGTAATAACCACTGTTCAGGGTACAGCCTCGTACAATGTTGGCCCCAGTCAAACAGTAGATGTACCTAAGCCACTGAAGGTACAACAGGCTTTCTATACCAAAAACAGTGTAGATGTACCCATGCGTGTAATAACCCGTGATGAGTACGAGCGCCTTGGTAACAAGACCAGTCAGGGGACTCCTGCTATGGTGTACTACGAACCACTGCGGGATTACGGTGTTGTTCACCTGTTCCCTGTTCCAGACAGTCAGATCCCAACTGTAACTATTATTGGTCAGCATCACATGCAAGACTTCAGTACAAGTGCAGATAACCCTGACTTCCCTCAGGAGTGGTTTGAAACACTGAAGTACAGTTTGGCTGTACGTTTAGCTGGTGAGTACGGGTTAAATATTCAGACCCGATCTTTGCTCCTGCAAGAGTCAGAGAGATACCTACAAGAAGTACTTGCCTTTACACAAGAAGAAGGCAGTATGTACTTTGTGGTTGATCGGAGGTACTCATGAGTACTCTTGAAGACGCTATCAAGATTGCTGATAGACAACAGTTCCGTACTGGTGGATCTAACGCTAGATTCAGGGATGAGTTTATTCGTAAGTCATTACAGAATCCCGGTAACTTCTACAGAACCTACGGTACAGACTTAAAGGCAATGGACAGTGGACAAGTTACCACTACACAGCCAATGGAACAAACTCCATCATTGCCAAGTACTCAGACAGTGCCAAGTAGTTCTACTGACTTTAACCTTACTAGTGGGGATATATCAAGAGGAGATGGTGGTGGCTACAGTTACGGTGCATCTCCATCATCAGGACAGGGTATTGGATCTGGTGGTCTTTTAGGTAATAACCCACACACTGGTTCAGCCCTAGGAACATTAGCTGGTGTATTTGGTGGTGGGCCGTTATCAGGTATAGCTGGACAAGCTCTGTCAGGTACACCACAGTCTATGGAAGCTGCTGCTAAGAGTGCTGCACTAGGCTACGGTGTTAGCGAACTTGGACGAAGCCTTAATGCTAGTCCACTTGGTATGAGTGCTCTTGGTTTAGCTGCACAATCTGTAGCAAGGGGAAGAGCACCTTCTATGGAAGAGCTTGGGTTAACGGCTTTATATCAAACACCACTAGCCCCACTAGCTGCAATCTATGGTATTGGTAAGAGTATTAATCGTGGTATGGCAGAAGACCACGCTAATCAGGGTAAATACGGACTTGCTACACAGAATACTTGGGGGCCACCAACAATAGGTACTACAGTTAGTGGTTGGTTTGGTGGGCCTACAAATGAAATGAAGGGTGAAGATGGTACTGGTCTTATGGCTTCACCATCTAACTATGGCTTTGCTTCTGGTGTTCCGGGAGTTAACTTTGGCCCTGCTGCTCCGGGCATGGGGTTAGGTCGTGGATTAACTCCTAGTCAAGCAGCACAACTTGGTTGGGCAAACACCATTATGGGTACAGGCCCACAAGCTACAAGTCTTGAAGACCTGTATGGGGCTTTGTACGGTGTTGATCCAGCTACTGAAACTTGGGGTGGAACTAACACTTGGGGTGGTTGGGGTGTTGGTGGTGACTCAGGTGACTCAGGTGTTGGTGGAGCTACTGACGATGGACAAGGCACAGGTGGTGGCTTTGGTGTTGGCTCTGTTGGTGGGTCTGGTGAAGGTGAAGCATCTGATGGACTTGGTTACTAAGGACTAAACATGGCTACTACTAGAGACCCTGAAAAGATAGTCCGTCTTCCTTTGTTTGGAAGTGCATCTACACGTTCTGGTACTTCCCTTAAGGATCAAAGATTCATTAACTGTATCTTGGAGTCCTACAAGAACGAAACAGTTCGGGAAGTTACTACCTCTTTGTTTAAGAGACCAGGACTGTCTGAACAGTACACAACAGCAACAGGTGAAGGTAGAGGGATCATTTACTTCGATGGTTCTGTTTATGCTGTTGTTGGTAATAAGGTTTACAAGTGTCCAAGTACAAGCCCAATCATTACACTGACTAACTCAACAGGTAAGGTTGGTATGAAGCTAGGTGATTCAGTAGACCTAGGCCAGTACCTGTTTATCTGTGATGGTGTTAAAGCTTGGATTGTTGAGACAAACGGTACTGTTACAACTATTGATGATAGTATGGTTGACCTTGTTCTTCTTGATGATGGTGGTACAGGGTATACAACAGCAACAGTGACTCTGACAGGTGGTGGTGGTTCTGGTGCTACTGCAACAGCTACTATCTTGGATGGTGTTATTGTTGCTATTGATGTTACTGATGCAGGTACAGGCTACACCTCAGCACCAACAGTAGGCATTACTGGTGATGGTACAGGAGCAACTGCTACAGCCTTTCTTACAGGTTTCCCTAACCCACATGTACCTGATCCAGTCTTTATGGATGGTTACATGTTCTTGGTTAAGGGTACAGACATTTATAACTCTAACCTAGATAACCCAGCTAAGTGGTCTGCCTCTGACTTTATTACAGCAGAGATGTACCCTGACCCCATCATTGGTATGGCTAGGCAGAACAACCAACTGATTGCTTTTGGTGAGTACAGTACAGAGTACTTCTATGATGCTGGTAATGCAACAGGTTCACCACTAAATAAGAATGATGCTATTACCTTCCAACTTGGTCTAGCCAGTATTAACACTGTAAGTGACCATGAGAAGACTGTACTTTGGGTTGCACAGAGTAAGCTTGGTGGACGTAGTGTTTGGATGATTGATGGTTTTCAAGCCAAGCAAATTGAAGCTAGTCCCATTGAACGTATCCTTGATCTTGAGACAGACATGTCTGCTATTACAGGGTTTGTTATCAGGGCTAAAGGACACTACCTGTACCTTATTAACCTACCTACAGCTAACCGTACATTCCTGTATGACATGGAAGAGAAGACATGGACAGAGTGGTCTTCTTTCAATGGTACTCGACACAACATGTTTGAGTATGTAGCTGCTTGTGATACCAACTCTGGTTATCCATTGTTATTGCATAAAACAACAGGACAGGTATGTAAGCTCTCTTCAGAAGTTTACAAAGACCTGAGTAGACCTATTCGTTATCAAATGAATAGTCCTAGATTTGATGGTGGTAGTTACAACAGGAAGTCTTTGACAACCCTTGCTGTTGTTGGTGATGTAAACAGTACTACACCACAACTGTTATCAGTACGTTGGTCTGATGATGATCAACAGACTTACTCTAGTACAAGAACAATTAACCTTAACAGTAACAAACCAATACTTACTCAGTGTGGTACATTCCGTAGAAGATCTTTTGAGTTAATCTTTGATGGTAACTCTGACATACGCTTAGAGGCATTGGAGCTAACCTTTCTTGAGGGTTCTCACTAATGGCTGGATTACCTCCACCACCACTACAAGACGAACAGGGTTCGTTTGGTTGGTTGGAGTGGTATCGTCAGTTACGAGACTACCTGTCTTCTGCTAGTTCTATTCCTTGGGCCATCATTAACTTTGCTGGTTCAAAGATAACAGACATACAGCAGAGAAGACACAACGACTTACAGAACATACAGGGTGGTTCAGCAGGACAGTATTACCACCTTACAGCAGCACAAGTAGCTGCCATTGGTGCAGCTAGTAGCGTCATTACAAAAACATCCAGTTACGTAGCTACAGCAGGTGATGGGACTATTCTGTGTGATGCTACTTCAGGTACATTAACTGTAACTATTCCTACAGCAGTTGGTAACGCAGGCTCAGTCCTAAGTATTAAAAAGATTGACAGTAGTGGCAATGGTGTAGTACTTTCATCAGGGGAACTAATAGATGGTTCCGCTACACAGACAACCATTAT